ACGTTTAGATTTTTAAATAAAGTAATAAGTAGCACGATAGGCTGGAAAGCGGCGCTATTAATTCTTGTCGGCGTTTTAGCAGTCGTTAAACGTGCAATGCTAGCGGCGTTTTTGACCAACCCTATCGGCTGGGTAATTATGCTAATAGGCGGGCTTATTTTACTAATTGATGATCTAATGACCTATTTAGACGGCGGCAAAAGTCTATTTGGCGATAGCTGGAAGCCATTTATCGAGTGGGGTAAAAAAGCCATTGCGTTATATAAAAAGATCGAACCAATTATTAAACAAGTGTTTAGCGGAGCTGTAAAAATAATTATAGGGTTTGGTCAGGCAGTTATTGGCTTTCTTACTTCAATAGGCGCTCTTTTCACTCTTAGACTAGCCGATTTAAAAGAAGCTTTTCGGTTTTGGTGCAACGGCGGTAAAAAAATGATAGAGGGGTTATGTAATATATTTGGAACGTCGTGGAGCGAGGTTACCGAAAAAGTTAAAAAGACAATATTTGCATGGATAGATGACATAAAAGCTGGTTTTGAAAATTTAGGCAAAGCAATTATGCAACCCTTTGAGCTTGCGTTTAAGTGGATAAAAGATCAATACGACAAATATATAGCTCCGATCGTTGATACGGTTAAAAATTTTGATATAGGGCAAACCGCTAGCGATATGTGGGAAAGTACAAAAAGCTTTTTAGGCTTTGGTAACGATACGCCAAAAGCAGCGATAGCGACGCAATACGCAGACAACAATAGATCGGTACAGTATAACGGCGGAACAGCTACAACAACTATTAATGTAAATACAAATAATCCACAAATAGCGAACCAAATAATAAATAATAGGCAAAAAAGTGACCTAGCATTTACCCAAGCTAATTTAAGAGGGGGCTATTAATGATCGAAGTAACAAGCCGTAAGATAGGCACTTTTAGATTAGACGCAACCGAGCAAGAAAACAATAAAAGCACACTACGCACTACTAAAAATCCGATAGAAAGTGGGGCAAATGTAGCAGACCACGCCGTGCTAGAACCAAAACAAATAACAATCAAGGGCAAAATAGTTGCTTATGAGCCACCTAGCTTTACGCAATTTGACGAGATTATGCAAGTAATCCGTTTTAACCTGCCATACATAAAAACCGCTCATCGTTTTACCCAAAAGGCATACAAACTCTACAACAACGTAAAACACATAAAAAACGAGGCGATGCGATACGCTAGGATTTTTGGTATTGATAAAAAAATACGCGAAATAGCCCCCTTTTTGACCGACGGAAAAGAAAATAAGGATAATAGCACAGCTAAAAATAGACTACAAAGCCTATACGAAAAGCTTTTGGAAGTGCAAAAGAGTGGCGAGTTTTTGATCGTGACAACTGGGCTAAAAACATATAGGAATATGCTAATTACGAGTATAGAAGTAACCACTGAAAGCGATCTATACGCTGACGTCACGCTCACGCTCGAGGAGGTTTTTATCGTTGAAACAAAAACAGCTAAAGGGCTAAACACAGGGCTAAATGGTGGCAAAAGTGCCGTAAATTTAGGCAAGACCGAACCTAAACAAAAGAAAACAAGCCTTTTAAAGGATATATTTTGATTTACGAAATAATGACAACGAACGAGTTAAAACAAACGCAAAATTTTAACATATTTGGTATGGAGCTAGAGCTAACGCTCAAATATAACGAGGTCGGAGCAGTTTGGCAATATGATTTAACCGATCTAAACACAAATAAAATTTTGGCTTTTAATAAGGGCTTAGCGGTTAATGCTCCTAGTCTTATTAATAAAAACCTACCTTTTGTTTTAATGCTAGTTGATACCACAAAAAGCGGCGTTAATTGCGTAGATTATAGCGAGCTGGGCGAGCGGTTGAAGCTTTACGCCGTAAGCAAAAAAGAGTTTAATGCGGCTATGAGCGAGCTAGCAAAGGATAGGACGTGAGGCAATACGGCAGACGCTACCGCTTAGAAATAGGCAACCACACACAAAGCATAGTAATAGACAATCTCGCAATTAGTTTTAGCATCGAAAAGACGATAAGCGAAGAGCCAAACACTAGCAAAATAGAAATTTACAACCTAAACGCCAACAACCGCAACCAAATAGCGAACAAGATTTTTAACCAAGTGAAATTATTTGCAGGCTACGACGAGCCAAGATTAATTTTTGCAGGACAAATAACGCAGGCTTATACCAGCCGCAATGATTTAGATTTTATAACACATATTGAGTGTGGTGACGGGCAAAATGATTATTCAAAATCTAGAGTATATACGACGCTAAAAGCTGGTGTTAAAGATAGTGATGTAGTCAATATGTGCGTTAAGGCGATGTCAAGCTCAAAGCAAGGCGTTGTAGATTTGCCAAGAGATAAAGCCTTGCCAAGGTGCAAAGTATTAAGTGGTGACATAAAAGACTATTTAAAACACGTAGCCAAAAATAACGACGCTAACTGGCATATATTAGACGGCAATTTAAATATTTTACCAAAGAACAAAGTAATCAACGATAGTGAGGGCTTTGTTTTAAGTGAAAAAACTGGCTTAATCAATAGTCCTGAAAAGACTGATGACGGACTAAGGGTTACGTGCTTATTAAACCCAAAATTAAATATCGGCTCGCTCGTGCGAATACAGTCAATTTTAAGCGAATATGATGGCGATTACAAAATAACCCAACTAACGCATAGTGGCGATTTTCTAAACGATACGTGGCAAACGGAAGTAATCGCAATAAATGGAAAATTTTACAAAGTAGAGAAAAAATGAACGATCCAAATTTAACGCAAATTTTTGATAGCGGGTTATTAAGCTTTGAGGCAGGGGTGCATACGGCGCTACCTGCTAAGGTGCTTAAATTTAACGCAAGCGATAATACGGTGCAAGTCGAACTAATGATAAACGAGCTAAAACGTGACGGCGCAAGCGTGCCACTACCGCCGATAGATGATGTGCCAGTGCAATTTTTCAGGGGTGGCGATTTTGTGATCACTACACCAATAAGAAAGGGTGACCACGGGCTTTGTGTATTTGCTGAGCGTTGTATTGATGGCTGGTTTGCTAGTGCGGCAAAAAGTGAGCCACTAGATTTTAGGCTACACGACTACTCGGACGGCTTCTTTTTAACTGGCTTTAGCCCACGCCCAGAAGCGGTTAAAGATGTGGATTTAGACGGCGTTTGCATGCGAACACTAAGCAAAAGCACCTACCTAAAACTAACCGAGGGGAAAATCATAATCAAGGGCAACATAGAACAAACAGGCGACTACAAGCAAATAGGAAATAAAAACCTAGTTGGCAATTTTTCACAAGTCGAGGGCAATAGCGTAAGTAGTGGCACAATTACCGCCAAAGATATGATAGGTAGCGGGGTAAGTTTAAAACACCATACACATGGTGGTGATAGTGGCGGCACAACAACACAACCAAACTAAGGGGCAATAAGTGAAAGTAAGGGCGATAGATAGCGAGGGCGACTGGCTACTAGGGCATAAAGCGGATAGTGCCGCAATAGCCCAAAACGTTAAAACACAAATTTTAAGCCTTTACAATGACTGGTTTTTGGATTTTGAAAACGGCGTTAGGTGGTTTAACTATTTATCAAAAAATCCCAACACGGACAAAATGAGGGACGAGATAAAAAGGCAAATCTTAAGCGTTGAGGGCGTTAGTAGTTTAGAAATTTTAAACATAAACACAAACGAACGCAAAGCAACTATTGAGGTGCAATATAGGGATGTTTACGACGAAAGCCAAAGGTTATATATAAATGCGAGTGAGTGAAAATAGAATAATAATCGATGAATTAGAGACCATAAAAGAGCGTTTAGAAAATGGCTTTAAGGCGATTTATGGCGAAAATTTAGAGCTGGGATCATCAACGCCAGACGGGCAAATGATTGGGCTATTTAGCGAAGCATTAAGCGAAGTTAATCAAGTGCTTACTTTTATCACTCAAATGCTAGACCCTTATTTGGCGAGTGGCGAGTGGCTAGACCAGCGCGTAGCTTATGCAGGACTTTTACGAAAAACGGCAGATTATAGCAGGGCTAGCGGGGTAACGATACACGGAGATAGCGGCACGATTATCAAAAAAGGCACGATTTTAAAAGATAAAAATAGCAATTTATGGGTAACTGATTACGAAGTAACACTAGGCGCAGAGGGGTCAAAAGCCGTTAGTATAACTAGCCAAGAAACGGGCGCATTTATCCTAAACGAACAAGATGAGCTAGAAATGCAAGAGATAATCTTAGGCGTTGATAGAATAGTAGCTACTCAAAACTCAACATTAGGGGCTGACGAGGAAAGCGACGGCGATTTATTGCTTAGATTTATGCAAAGCCATAGTATTAATAACAACGACGAGCGACAAGGGCTAGAGAGCTACCTACTAAATTTAAAAGGCGTAAAACAATGCAAGGTTTTAGAAAACTACACTAACCAAACAGACGCCAACGGAGTAGAACCACATAGCCTAAATGCTATTGTTTTGGGTGGCGATGATACGGCAATAGGCGAGGCGATACTAAAAAAGAAAATCGGCGGTTGTGGCGTGCAGGGACAAACAAAGCTAGAGGTTGAGTTTTTAGGCGCTAAGCGTGAGGTTAAATTTGACCGCCCAACGCAGATAAACCCTAGAATATTTTTACGTATAAAACGCACAGAGGGCGCAACGGATATAAACACGGATAAAATCAAAGAGCTATTATCTAAACACATTTTCAATATAGGCGAGGACGTTTATATTAGCCGCTTGTATAGCATAATAAACGACGTTAAGGGTTTTGAGGTTACGCAATTCACAATAAACAGAGGGCAAAGCCTGCCAGTAGCCGTGCGTGAGATATGCGTTATTAACAAAAACGATATTGATTTGGCGGTAGTGTAATGGTTGAGCTAATTTGGCAATACCGCAAAAAGACCAGGGCTAGAGCGACCGCAAAGCTTTTAAATAATGAAGTATATAAAACCTTTGACGACGCCATAAAAGTAGCTGAAATTTTAAATATTGATACAGCGAGCGGTTACGCTTTAGATTTGGTCGGTAGGCACGTAGGCGTAAGCAGAGAGCAACAAAATCTAATACTAAAAGATTTTTTCGCCTTTACCCAAACTGAGAAAAAACAAGGATTTAATAAGGGTGAGTTTTACCGCCTAGGCAATTCTTTAAAGGGAAGTTTTTATCTCAACGATAGCGATTATAGATTTTTAATAAAAGCAAAAATCATCAAAAATTATCAAACTGGCACTTTGGAAAATATCTACAAGTCGCTAGAGTTTTTATTAGGGGCTGGTAACTTCATATTTGACAATTACGATATGACCCTAAATTTAGTCTTGAAAAACACAAATACGACACAATTTTTAATAAACCTAATTTTTAAAAATGATATTTTAGCTCGCCCAGTAGGCGTAGGGCTAAACGTGATACTAATCGCTGACAAAAAATGCTTTGGCTTCAAGCAAAATAAAGCCAACCTGGCTTTTGGTGTTGGCAAGTTTGCAAGAATATATAAGGAGCAGTAATGATATACGAAAAACCAAAAAATGAGATTTTCGCCAGCGATGCAAAAGACGGCGAAATAGTAGAGTTTCCAAACGTTAAAAGAGGCTGGGGAGTAACCGAGAATTTAGGCTTTATTCCACCTATGGAGTATTTTAACGCCGCTTTTAATCGCGTGGATAAGTCACTAGCCTATCAATTACAGCGAGGTGTTGGTGAGTGGGATAAAGATTTAGAGTACCCGATCGGAGCAGTCGTTAGCTTAAATGAGGTTGTATATGTGGCAAAAAGCCAAAATACAAACAAAAATCCAGCCAACGAGGTTGAAATTTGGGATGTTATAACCACAAGAAAGTGGAGCGATAGCAAATTTGCCAGGATTGATCAAGTCATAGGGGCTGATCAAACCACAAAAGTGGTGACAACACAAAGACTTTTCAATGTTTTTTATGAAAATACGACGG